TTTAACACGGTCTTTTAATACAAGAGCCATGTGAGACTCCTAAATTTAAGCGATACGAATAATGGCGTTTGATGAATCAGCAGCTGGGAAAATGATTGTGAAATCACCTGCCGTAGAAGTTTTATCACCACCGAAGGCTAATACAGCAACAGACTTATCAGCTTGCGTGCTGTTGTAAATTAACGCGCCATTAGCCGTAATCGTTGCGCTTGACCATGTTGTATCAGCAAAGTCCAACCAAGCTGTTGTGCTTGTTGATGTTGGCACCTGAGAAATAGCCAAAGTATTACCACCAGCTGAGTAGTTACCTGTTGAGGGTACTTCATTAGAGGTAGTGTATGCAGTGGTTGACGCATCTAAAGTTGCTGAGCTTGTATACAAAGCAATCTTAAAAGTATCAGCGGTGGTGGCTGCACGTATTACACCTGTGCCAAAGTTGTGTGTTCCAGTAAGGATTTGCACCTTAAAGGAAGTTGTCATTGCTTGTGAAATTGCCATTTTTGGCTCCTTATTCGTTCAAAAGTTTAATTAATTCCGGATGACCAGCTTGAGTCAATCGGTTTGCTAAAGTAGTCCTGTCAGACTTGATTGCTTCTTTCATGTAACGCACCAATACGTGACGGATGTGTTCTCTGAAAGCTTGTGCCTGGTCTCGAATCACTGGGTGAGTCTCATTACCAACGGAAATAATTTTATCAAGCGCTCTTTCAGCTATCTCTTCAGGAGAAAAGCCACGTCCACTGGTGGTTTGAATTACCACGCCGCCTTCTAATATTGTGCTTTCTACGCTACTCATCTAACTTGATCCCTAACTTGACCACTACGGTAAGCATCGCGACGGTTTTTGCCGTCAGCCAATTGTTTCAATAAAGTCATTGCTTCGTTGTAACGTTTCTCGTAATTAGCAATTACATCTGGCTCTGACTTCATGAACGAAGCCGCCTCTAATAACGATCCGTACAACAATGCTGATTCAAAATTATCACCCAACCAACTTGTACCAGCGGTAACAATTGATTGTGGGTAGTAAAAGTAATGTAATTCTACTGCGTAATTCGCATCAGGAGTAGGGCCTAGAATGAATGTATTCTGGTCAAACTGTGCGTAATACTCAGGTTCGCCATAAAAGGCTGCATCTGTGTCTGGAAACGCTTCACGGATGAAGTTCACATCTTTATTAAGCAAGAACATGTACTCATTATTTGCATTAATCACAGCCATGCTAAACGTTGCCAACCAATCTGATGGGCATGCAAGGTATTTATTACCAGCGGTAGAAGTGCCTGTTACGTTCTTACGAAGCGCAGGTAACTGTACTGAGTTATAAATACGCTCTTCAGCATTTTCAACAAAAGTAGCTATCTGGTCAGCAGATGTAAACGATCCAGCCGTAGCTGGAAAGTCATTCTCCGCATAACCTTTAATGGCTGATGTGAGCTGTGTGTAATTCATTAAGCCATCGGCCCTCTAGCTTTAGTGCCTTTGGTTGCTGCGCCTGTACCACGAATCTTCATTTCACCGTTCTTATTGATAGGCTCGCAGTTACCTTTGCTATAGCCACCAACAGACATGTTAACTTTGTCAATGCCGTTACCAGGTTTAACCACCGCATCTTTAGCGTTATTCATCTTTTTACCATCCATAGTATGTGGCTCAGCATATACAGAAGCTGGGCCTACTTCTTTACCGCCTTTTTTCATGCTGTAAGCCATGATTAACCTCTCTTTTGAGCGGCAACTTTAGCTAAGCCACGACCCATAGTCTTCATGTCAATGTTGCGTTTACCGCCACCTGAAGTTTTTGTGCCTTTGCCTTTTAAAGCTGCTACTGTTGGGCCATCATTGCCCAAGTTTGTGCCGTCTGTCTTACCTTTTTTTGCAATACCATCAGCTGCTCGTTTGAATCCCATGATTTACTCCTAAGAAGTTGTTACTGTGACTATACCGACTTGTCCCGCTGCAATCAAGTCATTTGGTGTTAAAGGTGTATCAAATCCTCTAGCACCACCTACAGGATTCCAGCCCCACTGAAATACTCTACTACCACCAGATGGATCTCCAGTGGCATTAACACTTGGGCCTACAGTATCTGTTAACTGCAAGCCATTTAAACCAGATTGTAAATAGCTTACATCAGGGCGCGGCTCTCGAACAGCTTGCGGATCATTAACTGGGTATAAACCAAGTGATAACTGCGGCTGATCAGGTTCCCAACACTCTGGGCAAACTTTGATACTAACTTGCTGTTGCTTAATTACTAGTTTTCTGAGCTGTTTTAGCTTATAGCGTTGCCCACATCTGTCGCACTCAGCAATTGCAAACTTACCAGATGCAAACTTATTAGGCATAGAAGTTCGCCCTTGGCACAAATCTTACTGGAGCTTTCTCACGGTCTTCGGTAGAAGCCATTGCCCACTGCTCTTCGTAAGACATTTTCAACATTTCAATACGGCTTGTTGCCTCTGGAATCTTTAGTGACAAGTAATACGCCAATCCAGCAACCATACATGGCAGGAATCTGAATGGGATATCTTGTGTATTAAGACCATTACCAGCGTCCTGAATACGTCTTAAACGCCAATAAACGAATGTATAGTACGGTGCAGCCAAGGTTCCTTGATCTGGTGATGGCCAGAGGTTTATCTGTGGGCTGTCTACGCCTGTTATAGCATCTGTGCCATTTGGCTGTCCACCAGCAGGATATTTAGCCCCAGACTGACGATTGACCCAAATTTGAATAGGACGGCCTGTAGCAAGTTTATTTGGGATGGTTGAGTAAGTGGACTCACTAATACGGCTGATGTTAATGTCGGTCTGATTAGGGCCTGTGCCGGTACGAATAACATGGTCAAGAAGGTCAATGGTATCTACAGGAAGGTCATAAGTAATCTTGTTTTGATAAACAGGGAATGATCCTTGCTCAACAGTCCATAGATTAATGCCGCGGTTAGCCCATTCAATAGTTAACAGGTTCAATGAACGACGCGCTGTACGCATATCGTAGCCTGAACGTAACTCTGTGCCACAACGCTCAAAAGCCTCTTCTATGAGGTTATTAAGGTCTAGGTTGAACGAACTTGTTCCGCTTGTTGTCATTTAGCTGTCCTTGCTGATTTTTTAAATGCTTCTGCTGTAGGAGCGCCTTTGCTACCTACCTTACGCATTTTCTCGCCTGATCCCGCAGCTATACGTTTTCTCTTGGCATGAATATTAGAATACAAGCCGGTAACGTTACCACCTTCAGCATATTCTGTGAAGTCAGTATTATCACGTCTAGCCTTCCTTTTGCCTGTCGGCATCTTAGAAGGGGCTATAGCGCCCATACCACGAGAGGGTCTCATACCATTCGTCCTTTTGTTTTGCCTTTAGTAGCGCATCCGTCAGCACGCTTAGAGGCTGAAGAAACAGAACCGCCAGACTTATAGGCTTTTACTTTACCGCCTTTTTTGAACCCCGCATCTTTGTAAGCTGTGTAGTCTTTTACTTCGTTAGGGACTTCTATTTCAAACGTTTTTTTACCATATCTACGTTCTTGTTTTGCACTGTTGTTGGCACGATTAAACATACCGGCTTCTTCATCAACAGGCGTAGACGCCATTCTTCTTGCTCTGTCCAAAAACCAATTTTCATCCATATCTGGCTTGCGCATTTTTTTTGTTTGCTCACGGTCTTTTAAAGATTTGGCTTCTTCACGGCGTTTCTTAGACTCTTCACGAGTCTCTCCACCGAGAGCTTCATTTAAAACTTCAGCAGGATTAGCTAGACCTTTTTTGTCTAAATATTCACTGGCTTTATCACTTAAGTCTTTTAGGGCTTTCATTAGCAGCTCCCGCCACGCTTCATTTTGACCATAGACGTTTTAGTTTTGCCACGAATTGCGCAACCGTCAATTGAACCGCCTTTAGCCATACCGTGCATACGTTTTTCATGTGATTTAACTTCCTTTTTAGCAACTGTCTTACACTCAGCCATACCGCCTTTTTTCATGCCTTTAGCTTCAGCCATCTCGTGCTTAACCATAGACTTAGGGGCGCCAGCTTTCTTCATGAAACCAATTTCTTTTTTAACCATTGCTTTAGACTCTTCTACATTACCGCCCTTTTTCATGTAGCCCATTTTATTACGTACTTCTGTAGGTAATTTAGCTAAGCCTGGATTCTTTTCTTTATCTACCATTGACATACCGCCAGCAGCGTAGCCTTTAGTCATGCCACCTTTTTTCATCATAGCTTGACGTGACGGGCCAGAACCCATTTTTTGCAATGGATTTGCGGCTGCCATTGGACCTGAACCTGCTGATGGCGCTCCACCTTTGAGAGCGCGTAACGCAGCAGCGCCCATTCCAGCTAATCCTGTTGTTGGTACTGGTCCTGATTTAGCAATTGAACCCAATCCTGTTCCTACTTCAGTTCTTGTTGGTATTTGGTCGTAAGCTTTTGGGTTCCGTTTAAGCACTTCTTTCCTCAACTCGTCAGCCGCTTTAAGCTCCTGTCGTTCTCGGTTCGCCGCCATTCTACCTGGAGCTGCCGAAACTTTATTAGCGATTGAACGCAATGCGTTTGACATACCACCAAATGCTAATTTTTTAACTTTCTTTGTTGCCATGATTACACCATCCTTCCGCGTGTTTTACCTTTGGTTGCGCATCCGTCCCCGCGACGAGATGCTGAAGATTTTACTGATCCACCAGCTTTGTAAGCCTTGGCTTTAACTTTACCGCCACGCTTTAGTCCTAGACCAAAGTTTGTTGGAGCTGTTGATGATGTTGTGTTTGTGTCTTCCTGACCTGGAGTTGACACGATATTAACCGTTGGAACTTCTGGTGTTTGTTGGTTAATTGGGCTAGACATGCGAACATCTCCTATTGGAGGTTGCTGGTCAAAACCACCTGTAACGCCACCTTCGGCAAAACGTTTAGCTTTTTTATCTGCTTTCATGAAATCCTCTCCCACTGATTGTGGTACTTTAACTTGTTTAGCGAACTTTGGCGAGTGTGCCACAGCGCGCATGAAATCTGCTTGTTTTTTACTAGTTGATGGCACTTCGTTGTCCTTTTATAAAGTCGTCCAACTTAGCTTCCATACGGTCTATTCTATCTAATACACGGTTGATGTCGTTATGCACATCAGATTTGGTTACATATTCCTTAGCAATTTCTTCACGGGTTCTGTTTAACAAAATCTGAATACGGTTTAACTCTGATGATTTTTCTTTTAAAAAGAAAGCCAGCATACCAACCAATGTCGTAAGGACTAAGTTCCATAACATCATTTCCATCAGACCATCTTCCCTTTAGTCTTGCCACGGACTTCGCATCCACCACCACGAATAGCCCCGCCTTCTTTGCAATTCCAAGCCCGTAAAGACTTATTAATGCGTGAGTCTGGATCATTAGCTGTCTTAGCTGAAGTTAACTTATTCTTCATGCCCTTCATGCGGGCGCAGAAAGAATCACGGCGTGAGCCACCCTCTGGTTGAGGACGCTTAAGCCCAGGTTTCCCTGGGTTAGCTGCATTGTAGGAAGCCCGTCCTTTGGCGTTCAAGCCTCCAGATTCTGACTTACCTTCTTTGCGAGTCCAAGCTGGCGACTTAGCCATAAAACACTGTAACCGTCATGTTAGCTGGGGTAGTAGCGTAAATACCGTTATCACAGCGAATACCTTCGCCAGGAATAACAACAGTACTTGCACCACCTGAGCTTGCAGGGATTACAAGAGAAAAAGCAACCGTGCCAGCAGCACCATTACGTAAAATTAAAGTGCCACCAGCGGTAGGAATACCAACAACCATGCCCTTTATGCGTGCTGGTCCAGCAAATACAGCTGTATCAGTAGCCGATGCAGCAATAGCCGTTGACTTTACATCATATTGCATACCCATAATTACTCCTGTTTGTTTGGCTCAGGTACGTTTTCCAAAATAGTAATACGAATTTTTAAATCCGAATTTTCTTTTGTCAAAATCGCTACTGCGCTCATTGCATGGTCTCTTTGACTCTCCAGAAGCCCAAGCATTACCTGAACTTCTGGGTCTTTATGAGTCAACATTAAGCAGCTCTGGTAACCAACTTCCAAACTGGACTTGTAATTAAGCCTGTTTGAAGATAAAGGTTTGCACCTGTGCTATCAATGTACATAGAACCAGGACCAGCAAAGTTGTCGCCGGTTGTGCCGTCAACAGGAGCGCCTGTATTAACCATAACTACAACGTCATCTTCCATACGGATATTAGCTTTGGTGTATGCTTTAACGCCAGAAGGACCACCAGCATCAAGTACAGGGTCTTGCATCTTTAAGTCAATACCATATTCAAAACCAGAACCAGCAGTAGTTTGAGCCATTGCAACACCAAAAGCGCAACGAGCAGAAGTTACACCTGAATCGCCGTCCATAAAT